TACACGTCTCCCTTCCGGAGGCGCCGGACTCTCGGATTCTCTGATATTCTCTATGCTTGTGCATTTGATAAATCCTTTAATTGTTTCTCGTATAGGTTCTCTGGTGTATCACTCTCAACCCTCTCAACAAGTGTCTCCTCCTCGCTCGGATACGCATTGGACACGCTATCCTTGAAGCATTTAAGTACCATTTCGTGTTTCTGTGCCTCTGTACTAATAACGTGTTTAATCGCCATAATTACATATCTGCCACTCGTATAAGGGTTTAGACCCTCGTTATCCCTTGCCTGACCTGGTCTCTTTAATTGACTAGAGTATGTTATTGTATCGCCACAATTTAACAATGTATTCCCATATACTAATAGGGATAGATTGTGGTTTCTTAACACCTGATTCTGTGATGTCCTATTGCCTAGTCCTGCTGTTGCTGGTCGTTCATATAGATTATGACCCTTTGTTGTACTAGACTTGACCATTACCCTACTATCAAATTTCTCATTTAATCCTGTGCCTGTATCCTCATAGGGCACACCCTTTGTCTTATCTGATTTTTTAGTAGGTAGTAATAGACCACTTTCTTTGCCGTGTTCAGTATGTGGTTGTTTATCGCCTTCTTTTAGATAGTCAAAGTTAGTAATAGTAATTGTCTTATTAAATGCATTATGTTTGATGACCTGATTAGCATACATTCCGTTATTCATATTGGCAAGTGTATCAACAGGTTTTTCATAGTCTGCCCTAATTACACTTCTCATACTCTTTTCTATATCTTTAATCTCTGGTTGTTTTGAGTTATCTGTCGTTGAGGGTATTATACCAGAGTATGCCCATTTAGCAAGTGCTGGTGTTTTCTCTTGACCACCTAGTGCCATCATACTTGCAATACTTCTAAAATGAAAACCAGTTGAGTCTTCATAGAATACATAACCTGAATTGTTTTTAAATCCTGAAGGCACAGCATTTTTTGCTAATAGTTTTATTGCCTCGTATGGTTTTAAATTAGGTATTACTATCTTCGTATTTGTGGCAGTCGGTTCAAAGAAAAACTTTTTATTAGATTTTAAATCATTTCTTAATATATCTAATACTGCGTTCTCTACTGGTCCCTCGTATGCCTTACTTATCGTTGTAATATTATTTCTATATAATTCAGGCGAACAAAAGAATATCTGATAGAGTTGTGCTGTTTCTTTTTTAGGGTCTTCGTTTACATTATCTACTTTGTATATCTGAAATTCGTGGTCATAACCCTCTAAACCTGGTGAGTTTAAAGTTAGTTTTATTTTCTCTAATCCTGTGATTGGTAATAATGACCTAACATCTTGCATATCATATACGACTACTGACCCTACAATGTTGTGTGTAAATATATCTTCGACTAATTCAAGACTAAACATTATGCCTTTAATTTCCATAACAATCGGTTCAATAGTCTCACTATCTCGTCTGTAAGATACTATTTCTAAATTTTGAAGTGTGTATTGACCTGGTGTGTCAAATGTGTTTCTATCTTTATATGCCATATCATTGTCTAATCAATTCTCTAAACTCATCTATAAATGTGTTTAAAAATGCCGGTTGTAAAACTCTTATTTGCCTCTTCTTATCTTGTAATCTTCTCTCGTATTGTATGTTTGATACTGCCTCTGCGCCTGACTCATCAGCATTTACCTCTATCTTATGTGAGTAATCAGCAGGTCCATCACCTGTTTGTCTGCCACTTAATTGTGTCTTTTCATAATGATGTATTGCCTCTGGATTGTCATATTTGTCTTTTACAAATTCTTGAAAATTAAACTCATCTAACGGCCAATCGTGATATCTGTTTACTACATTATTTAACAAACATATTACCCAAAAATAATCAGCACTACCATAAATTTTATATGCAATTGTTTCAGGTGAATCACCTTCAGGCACATCATACTGGTCATATAACGATACGTTATCGGCAATCTTACTTCTAACTTTTACTCTTCGCCATATATCAGTAATTTCTTTTACATTGCCACTTACACCAGTTATGTTATAATCTATTTTAGGAAACTCTGCGAAATATTGCATTATGCACCGTCCGTAATATCTGATTTAGTTAATATTCTGTCTTCTACAAAACCAACTGATAACTTTGTATGTACAGGAAAAGGACTCGAACCATCTTCAGGACTAAAGAATGTTGTTTGTCCATCAGGTTGATAATCTACCTCAACACTCTTACAATAACACGCCGATATTAAATGTAAGTTAGTATTAACTTTATCATTGTACATATATTTTATTTTAAAATAGTTAGGTGTATCAAAGAAACTACCTAGTGTGCCTGCATTTAAACCTGGTGATGAGTTATATTTAAATATTGTAATAATATCTTTTACTGCGTCTGCCTCTTTTGCACTTCTCGGCCAAAAATCAAACTCATATGTAAATTCTCTAAATGCTGGTGAATCATAAAATTGTTCATTTCTAGGATTTGCTGCTAAACCTTTTCTTTTTAAACCTACTTTTATAGGGTCACCTTGACCTGCTAGTGATATAAACTCACCTAATACTTGTTTAGCTTTTTGTACTGCAAGACCAGTACCACCTTTTAGTGCTTCCAATATTTTTTTATTTGTATCATCAGCAGTTTGAACGGCGTCTTTAAGCACTTCAGCACTTGCAAAAATACCACCTGGTTCACTATCATAAGTTTGATTATAACTAACTTTAACATTAGGTGGCATATAGATAGCTATTGATGATGTTGTAAATGACTTGTTAGGTAGTTTTGATTGTATTTTTTTATTTGAAATTCTGTTTTTTGTACCTAAAAAATTAGATGTAGCAGAGTTATAACCTACAAAACCAGATTCAAACATTATATAATGACCTAACTCTGTTGAACCAAGGTCTAGTGGATATTGAACAAAAGCAAAAGACAATGGGTTTGCTATTTGATTTTGAACAGGTGAATTGTCTATCTCAAAGGGACTTTTTTTCAGTAATTTTGCTGCTACTTTACCAGCGTCAGCAGCGGATGATGGTTTCTGCAATTTACCTATCGCATTAGACAAGAATGGTGTTGCTAAGTTTGATATGTGATTTTTTATATTCTTAAATGCCATTTATAAATACCTTTATCAATATTTATATGAATTATAGGTAGATTATGGCAAAGAGTTATCAAGGATTATATAAACCAACACACCCCAAGAAGTACGTAGGAGATGTCAAAAAGATAGTGTATCGGTCACTATTAGAAAGACGTTTTATGCGTTATTGTGACCTCAATCAAGACATATTATTTTGGGCAAGTGAAGAATTACCAATTAGATACTTCAATCCAATAGATAAGAAATACCATAGATACTTTCCAGACTTTGTTGTAAAGACTTCTAAACAAAAGAAGTATATGATAGAGGTCAAACCATCACGTCAAATAGGTAAACCAAAACCAGGCAAGAAGAAAACCAAATCATATATGAGAGAGAGTTTTGAATATATCAAGAACCAAGCAAAATGGCAAGCAGCAAAATCTTATTGTGAAGACAATGGTTTAGAGTTTAAGATTATATCTGAAAAAGATTTAGGTCAGTATTAAGTCGCAAAAGATGAAGCGGCAAACTTGTCGTGATAAGGGTCAACACTAGTATTTAATTTACCTGCATAAGTATTTGATGAGTTGCTAGATTGTATATTATTTCCACCATTTGTTATTTGTGTAATTACGGTGTCGCCTTTTAATTGTGTGCTATTTTCTTTTATAGTATTTGTTTTATTTCTGTATTCTACGACATTGCCTTGTACATCTGTTGAAGCAACTTTAACAATATTTTCACCATTCTCACCTTTAATCTCTGTTGGCGCCTGACCACCTTTTACAACCTCATTATATACTCTTCTAAATGCCTCAGCAGGACTTTCTCCACCAGGTAATATTGCCTTAGCGGCTGCTACACCACCAAGTGCTAAACCTTTTAGTATCGTACCCATATTAAACAATTTTGTTTTTATTGCTGTGAAGTCAATTGAAAACAAACCTTTAAACCAATTCCAAACTCTCATAACAACACCATCTTCGCCTAATATAAAATCTCTTAAACTAAATGGTTTCTCGGGGTCACCAAAACTGAATATATCTTTAATTAAATTTACAATTAAGTTTATAGGTGCCATTGCTAATTCTAAAAAGAAGTTACCAACACTACCTAACATACCTAAAACACCTTCTTTAATTCTCTTGAAATCAAATGTAAGTATGCCTAGTAATACGTTCATAATACCTTTTACAGCGTCTGCAAAAAATTTTGTAATTTGTCCTGCAAAATCACTAATTGCATTACCTAATCTATCTAAACCAATTAATCCTAATAAGAAACCTAAAAAGTCACCAACAAATCTAACAAAACTACCAATAAATCCATCTACGATAGCTACTACAGCACCCTTAATACCATCAATGATTGAACCTGTGTTTTCATATTCTTTCATAAAACCTGAAACACCATCAAATATACCAAGTAAAACTGCTAATGGTACAAATAATCTACCAATACCTCTTGCTACTGCCGATATAGGTGCTATGATTGCTCTTAATGGTCCTGACGCTGAGAATAAACCACCGCCTGTTATAAGTCCACCTAAAAATCCTTTTATAAAATTAATAGTTGGTTTTACTGCTAAGACTGCTTTTTGAAACAACATCTTAATAGTCTGAAAAAAACCTCTGCTTTCAGTACCTAAACCAAAAAAGTTCTTAATTGGTTGTAATACAAATGTATCAAAATTTCTTACTATCTGACCTAAAAATGAGTTGCTTATAAAAGTCTTAAATCTATTAAATTGTTCAAGAAGTGGTGCTTGTATATTTTTAATAAAACTTTCTCTTATGAAACCAGTAAATCTAGTAAATACTGCCTTTACACTTTTTAATATATCATCATAAAATCCAAATGTTGCAATTCTACCTATGCCTCTAGCAAACGCTGCCATTCCTTCAATTGCTTTTAATTGCGCTGGCAATTTAAGTACATCTGTATTCATACCTAATTGTTTTGCAAAGAAAACTAACGCTGCTATACCCGCTAACGCTTTCACACCAAAATCTGACTCGTCAATAGTTGTTCTTACACTTTGAGCAGCAGCGGCACCTCTTTGAGTTGCCTCTTTAGCAAGTTCTCTCATCTGGTCTTGTTCACGTCTAAACTTTTCTTTGTCAAAGTTAAATATCTTATTCATTGTATCAAGGAAACTTTGTGTATTCTCTTTAGTTTCTTCGTTGATATCTCTGATTTCTTTTAAGACTTTATTAGGTCCTTTATCGTTGTTCGCCACAGCTGCTGTTGCACCTGTTAACGTTGCACCTACTAAACCTTGACCTTGAGTTATGACTGCTTTTATTTCGTCCATTATTCTTTACAATCCTCACATCTACAACTATTGCAACATAGAATTAATATATCTTTATTGTCACCATCTTTATAAGTTTGTGTACAAGTTTCTCCACAATGTTTTTTATGACCACAATTACTACAAGACATAGTGTTATCCTTTTAATTATTTCTTTTGTATATTACTTTTTTTACCATTAACATATAGTCCAAACCAGGCAGCACCAGCACCAACAACAACAGATACGAAACCTGCTTGAGCGTTGTTAGGATTTTCTAATGCCATAAACCATTGCATAGTATTATAAAATACCATACCGTATAACACCATCATAAGTCTTGGTACGGTTCTCCAGTTAGATAAGAATTGAGGTAGTTCTTCTTTTAAAAACCACCACACCCATTTTATTTTGTCAACAGCGTCTTTTTTCTGTTCTTCAAACATTATTTTAAATCTTTCTCTCGTTGTCTTTGTTTTTCTTTTTCTTCTTTTAGATATGTGATTAATAAATCAACATAAATTTCCCTCTCCCAAGGCACCATATTCTCTAATTCTGTTAAAGAATATTTATGATGTTGCATTAAAGCAAAGTTAACCTGAAAATGATTCTCTAGGCTGTCGTGGCAGAGGGCGATACGAAAAAACTTTGTAGCCCCGCCAGCATAACTTTACTTTTCACTTTAGTTTTTGGATTTTCCACCTCAACTTCGTGTTGCAATCTTGGCATAGTGTTATAAAATTGTTGTATTTTACCAAAGTCTTCACTTGTCAAAGACTCTATAAATTTACTCAACTCTTCTTTTTTATAATCCGATGCCTTATGCACGGTTTCACCATCATATATTTCATATATCGTACTATTGATAATATCAAATAATTGTTCAGTTTTTAAATTAGCTGCGTCAATGCTTGGGTCAAAAGTATCAATTGTAGGATACTTCATAACAATTTTTATCTTATCATTGATAGGAATTGTGTTGTTATGTTTATCATCTACTTGTACCTCGACTTTTGTTAAATCTAACTCCACGTTTGTGTAAGTTTCTTTATCATCAGGACACAATAGTTTAAGTTTTGCAACCTCACCTACTGCTTTAGCACGTATATTTAAAAATATATACTCTAAATCAAATGTAGGTAACGCATTAACATTAATAGTGCCGAAAGTACACGCTTGAACAATCTCTTTCAATGCTTTTGTAATTTCTTTACCATCTTCAGATTCCATAGCCATCAATAATAGTTTCTCTTCTTTAACAAGAAAAGGTCTATACTTGACTTGTACATCACTTGAAGGTAACGTCAATTCGTATGTCGCTGTTTCTAATATAGGCAATGCCATAATTTATCTCCTTTATTATATATTAGCCAAAAGGTGGAAATAATCTTCCACCTGTAATTCTACCAATTGGTAGACTTCTTTTAACGGTCTGTAAAGCGTCTCTGCCCGCTCTTTGTAATTCAGGCGGTAGTTTACCAAGTAAACCACTAAACAAACCAAAATCTTTACTTGCTTTTATTGTTGGCACATCACCAAATGCTTTTCCTATTGTTGCGCCATCAACTTGGTCAATTGTTAAATTTTTCCAGTATCTAAAGTTTAAAGTTACCGGTACTATTGTTTGTTCATCATTTGCATAACCTTGGTCTATACTACCAATAGTTTGAGGATAAACTTCATACAATCTTACTGCGTAGGTAACTCTCGCTTGGTCATCACCAGTCTCAGCAGCAAATTGACCTAATACGTATATATCCATAGAACCAACATAGTTATTATAATAATTCATATCGTGAGTGTTTATGTTAAAAACTTTTTTCTGCCAGTTCTCAAAAAACATTCTTTGTCTTAAAAATTTATCGCCATAAAACGAAGCTTCGACTTTACCTGCAAAACTATAAGAATAAGGCATTTGTCTACCTGGTCCATATGTTCTATAATCAACCGTGTTTACGTCTCTATTAGGCAATACAATTGAATTACACATCATACCAACATTAGCAGCTGTCTCTGAGCTTTCTAGTTCATTATTTGTCGTCATACCACCTGCATTATTAAATGTCAATGCGTTATCGGCAAGACCTTGATTTAATTTAGATACGCCAGGCAAATTAAAGGCGACAAGGTATCTATTTGCTCTCGCAAAACCCTCACCCTCTTGTATAGCAGATTGAAATTTTTGTATTTGACCTGCACCACCGGGTCGTCTCTTTAGTCTAGGGTCTTTATCAATATCTACAAGTGATTTATCTCTAGGTAAACCAATTCTAATATCAAAATTACCAATACGTCTGCCGCCTCTTAATATTGCCATTTTAGTCCTCTATTTGCTTGCAAATTTCTTTATTTGCTTGTAAACCATCTTTTTTGTTATACAACCAAACATATGAGTAAACAACACTATCTTGTTTATCTACACATTTTTTACCAAAACTCACTTTTGGATTTTTAGGTATAGAACAACCAACTAACAATAATGCCATTACTATTATTATTGCAAAACTAATTGCCATACCTATCATTTCTTTTATATCTCTTTTCATTATATTTTCCTTCTGCTGTCTGCAAATACTTTTTGAATACTTGCTTTTTGAAATCTTGCTACTGGTAAATATACTGCAATAGCCATTTCATTTACATCAACTCTTAAAAAATTACTTCTTACGTAATTAAAAAGGTATTTTTTAATGGCCGGTCTAACTAAATCAATCTTCTTAATTGCGTTATAAGTAACCCTCAATTGAGTAGATTGGTCAAATTTTTTATTAGTAGCAAATTGTTGTAATTGCTCTAACAATTTAAATCGTAAACCGTAAGGTAGATAATGAAAGTTTAAACCCACAAATCCACCTCTGATTAATTCAAATGGCAACACTAGTGGAAAAGTATCATAAAACGGTAACTTTTGTTTCGTTTTAGGGTCATAGAAAAACATAGACATTCTGCCTGCACTTGGTTTTTGCAATAACTTACCACTTCTCATTAAGTCTCTTGCTGATGTCTTTTGAGCAATTAACGAGGCAGCGTTTTTATACCAAGTAGCCGATTGTAGCTGTTTATCTTGTAAATCTACTAGTGGTTCAAATATTTTTACCATACCACTATTTATAAGAAAACCCTTAGCGATTTCTCGCTAAGGGTCGCATTAGTGATTTTGAGAGAGAAAGATTAGTCTTCGTCTGCTAATTTACTAAAATACGATAACGTATCGTCATCATCACTAGCAGGTTTAGACTTCACATCACTTGAGCTTGGCACAGACGTTGTGGATTGTGGTGGGAGGTCTACATTCTCCACGGTCTCTGTGTTTCGTTGTCCCATAATTACCCTATTCAGTTTCTCTTTGAGTTCGTCATAGGTCTTAAAATTACTAGGGTCAACAAAAGGGTTAAGAGGGTATTGTTTAGACCAAATATT